ATCGCGAAGGAATCCGCAGAAGCGGACGCCGCAGAAGTCGCGAAGGCGAAGCAACTCAAACCGGCACCGGACAACACCGGCGACTAACGGAGGCTGATTGAGCGATAAACGTCTAACCGAGTGGGCCACGCCGCGGCAAATCGAGTTTATCGAAGCCATCGAGAAATGCGGCTCCGAACGCAAAGCGGCTGCTGCGCTCGGCATCAGTCGCGGCACCATCAGCAATTCAATGCTCGCGCTGAAGAAGCGCGCGGCACGGTCGGGATACTCGCCAGAACACGCGATGACTCGCACGGTTCCCGACGGGTATCTCGTCAAGGGCGTCTCGACCTATTACGACAGCGACGGCGTGCCGCGCGGTCAGTGGGTCAAAAGCGCAGTCGACAACGAGCGCCAGGCGGCGATTATCCGCGAGGCGTTCGAGGCGATGGCGCAAGAGTTGCCGCGGCTGAAGCCTGCGACCGCGCCCGCCGAGACGAAAGCCGAACTGTGCAACGTCTACACGCTCACCGACTGTCATCTCGGCGCGCTTGCCTGGCATCGTGAGGGCGGCGCCGACTGGGACGTGAAAATCGCCGAGCGCATGCTCCTCGCCGCGTTCGAACAGATGGTGAACTCCGCGCCGGCCGCACAAACGGGATTGATCGCGCAGCTCGGCGACTTCCTGCACAGCGACGGCATGTTGCCAGTCACGCCGACGAATGGGCACATTCTCGACCAGGACGGGCGATTCTCGAAGATCGTCGGCGCGGCGCTGCGCGTGCTGCGTCGCATCGTCGACTTCGCGCTAGAGAAGCACGAGCGCGTCGTCGTGCTCATGGCGGAAGGCAATCACGACCTCGCATCGAGCATATGGCTCAGGGCGCTTTTCAAGGCGCTGTATGAGAACGAGCCGCGCGTGACCGTGATCGAGTCGGAGTTGCCGTATTACGTGCATCAGCACGGCGAAACGCTCATCGCCTTCCATCATGGACACATGAAGAAGAACGACGCGCTGCCGATCTTTTTCGCGGCTCAGTTCCCGAAGGTCTGGGGCGCGACGACGAAACGCTATGCGCACACCGGGCATCGGCATCACGTCGAAGAGAAAGAGCACAGCGGCATGACAGTCATCCAACACCCGACGATCGCAGCGCGTGATGCGTATGCGGCGCGCGGCGGATGGCTGTCAGAGCGCGCGGCTGTCGCAATCACCTATCACGCACGATTCGGGCAAGTGGCGCGCACCATCGTCACGCCCGATATGTTTGAGTAGTCCGCGCAGATGCGCAAAACCGAACCGGCTCGCTAGATGCGGGCTTTTTTCATTTTTAGGGCGGGCAGATGCCCGGACACCATCACATGCGAATCTCGTCACTCCTTTCCTTCCTGCTTGGCTTCTCCGCAACGTTCCGCCTCGGCGCTGACGGTGACGACGCTGGCGGCAACGCGCCCGCAGCGCCGGCCGCGCCTGCGCGCGAATCGTTCTCCCGCGAATACGTGAGCGAACTGCGCGACGAGGCGAAATCCTACCGCCTGAAGGCGGCAGAGAAAGACACCGCGCTTGCCGCCGCGCAAGCACGTATCGCCGAAATCGAAGCCGGCACGAAAGAAGCGCTCACGAAGGCCGAACAAGCCGCGAACGATCGCGTGCTGCGCGCCGAACTGAAAGCCGTCGCAGCAAAGCACGGCGTCGTCGACGTGAACGACGCGCTGAAGGTGCTCGACCTCGCCGGCGTGAAGCTCGACGCGGACGGCAACCTGACCGGAGCCGATGAACTGTTCGAAGCCGCGAAGAAGGCAAAGCCCTATCTCTTCGGCACAACGAGCACATCGAGCACGCAAAAGCCGCCGCCCGCCGGCGACCCGAAGCCGGTCGACGTTCGCAAGTCCGATCCGAAGGATTACGAGGCAGCAAAAGCCGCTTTCCTGAAGGCAGCGCGCTAACCCGCCCGACACAGAGCAGCACCCACACCTAAACCGAAGCCCGCCACTGCGCGGGCTTTTTGCTTTTAAGGAACGCATCACATGCCGATTAGCAATTTCCCCGCCGCGCTCCAACCGGCAATCCAACAAGGTTTCCTGGCGCGCGAGTTCCAAAGCGGCCTGGAATCGCAAATCACGTATCGCGCCGTCGCTGACCGCGAGAAGTTCGCGAACGCGGTCGGTGAAACGGTCACCAAGACCCGCCGCGGCCTGAAGGCGCCGGTTACGGCTCCGCTGAACCCGTCCGGCAACACGAATCTCGACAACGGCCTCACGCCGTCGGGCTGGACGATCGAGCAGTACACGCTCGGTATCGATATGTACGGTGACACCATGGATTTGAATATGGTGACGACCCGCGTCGGTATCGCGTCGCAATTCCTGCAAAACGCGTATGTGAACGGCGTGCAAGCGCTGCAATCGCTCGACCGCATCGCACGTAACAAACTGTTCGGCGCGTATCTGTCGGGCAACACCCGCGTTCGCACCACGCTCGGCGCTCCCGCTGCGACCGTCGCCGTCGATGACGTGCGCGGCTTCCAGTACGTGACCGTCAATGGCGTGATGGCTCCGGTTTCCGGCTCCAACCCGCTGAGCGTCGTGTTCGCGAACGGCAATTCGTACTCGCTGACCGGCGTCGCTGTCGACGGCACGAACGTGTCGACCGCACCGCAAGGCGTCTCCGGCACGCTCACGTTCGCATCGAACGTATCCGTCGCCGACGGCACGGCCGGCAACTCGGTCGTCGCAGTGAACGCCGCTTCGGTGCTGCGTCCGAACAGCAAGCTCGCAACGTCCGCGCTCGCCGCAAGCGACCTGCTGACGATGCAAGACATGCTCGCGGGCGTGACGGTGCTGCGTAACAACCGCGTGCCGACCATCGGCGGGCTGTACAACTTCTACGCTGACAACTCGCAGTTGAAGGGTCTGTTCAAAGACCCGGATTTCAAGCTGCTGTATCAGGGTCAGTATGGTTCGTCCGAGTTCAAGGATGGTCAGGTCATCGAACTCATGGGCCTGCGCATCATCCCGACGACCGAAGCGCCGCAGCAAGCGCTCGGCGGCGTCAACGTTCACCGCGGCATCATGTGCGGGCAAGGCGCGCTCATCGAAGGCGACTTCGAAGCGATCACGCAGAACGAAATCGGCCAGGACAACGCGCTGATCGAGATGATCGACGGTATCGCGATGGTCACGCGCGAACCGCTCGACCGCTTGCAACAGATCATCGCCCAATCCTGGTACTGGATTGGCGGGTTTGCTGTTCCGACCGACGTCACCGCGAACCAGAACATCATCCCGACGGCGACGAACAGCGTCTACAAGCGCGCTGTCGTGATCGAATCGGCCTAATCGGTCATGGGGCGCTTCGGCGCCCCTCTTCACGAGGAAATCATGAGTGACGCAACCGCGCCAGACGGCGCACAGGCGCCTCTCGCGACCTCGGATGCACCGATAGACGCACCGAAGGTCACGAAGCCCGCCAGGGCCGCAAAGAATGCGCACGCGCTACCGGAATCGGTGACTATCGCGGCGCATTACCAGTTTTACGACGAAGCAGGCGACCCGCAAGCGTGGCTCCCTGGCGAAGTCGTGACGGCGAAAGCCGAAATCAAACTGCTGATCGAGCGCGGCGCGCGCTTGCTCGGCATCAATGGAGAGCAAGGCTGATGCTCACCGACGCACAACGGGTCGACGTTCGACGCTTCTGCGGGTATCCGCTCTACGGCGGGCAACCCGTTCAGGCGTTCGGGTATCGATTCTTCCAGCAATACGGCACGCTTGAATTTCGCATGACGAACATGCAAGACGCCGAAGAGGCGGTGGTCGTCAACTACCTGACGCAACTCACCGCGCTCGAAACGGCGATCTACGGCACGAGTGACAACCTCGACACCGACGTTGCCGCGGTATGGACGCACAACAAAAACGAGCAGCGCGACCGTGAAGCGCTGTTTGACTCGACGCGCCGGCGCTTGTGCGCGTTCTTCGGCATTCCGCCCGGCCCGGCGTTCGATGTCTCAGGTAGCGGCGGCTCTATCGCATTGGTGGTCTGATGAACGGGGCCAAAGCGCAAGAGCAGGTCTACAAGGGGTATGCACAGGTCGCGAAACGCATCGGCAACGCCTTCACCCTCTACCGGCCGACGTCTTCCGATATGACGATCGCGCAGATTGTCGCGGTCAACTTTCTCGCAAGCCTGAACGCCGAAGACATGACCTATCGGCGCCCGAACAAATACGGCAAGCCGACATGGTTCGCCGTGATGGACGGTCGCGTTACGCAGGTCGGCGATTACCTCATCGGCGACACCGGGAAATTCTTCGTCGCCGCTCAACAACCGCTTTTGCCGATTCTCGTCGTCGAGTGCAATCGCACGATCAACATCACGCGCCCGCAAGTGCAGACGCAATTCGGCGCGGTGACGGACTACGAAGGCACGACGGCGGCGAATGAAACGCCGCTGATGACCGGATGGCCCGCGAGCGTGCTGCAAGGCACGAAGGGCGAGAAAGGCGGTGTCGCGCTGCCAGGTGATGTGCGTGACGCGTGGTGGGCGATCCTGCTTCCGTTCGTGCCGGGCGTCGTGCTGCGATCGGGCGACCTGATCAGTGACGACCTTTCGCGCCGCTACATCATTTCGAGCGCGGAACTGACCGACCTCGGCTGGCGGCTCACCGCGCAACAGGGGCAGACATGAGCGACGTTTCCGATGTGCAAAACGTGCTCGTCGGCCTAATCGCCGGCTGGCTCTATCCGAGCGGCACGAATCAACCTTCGGCGGTCGGCTTCAATGTCCGCGTAGGCGCAGGATGGCCGACGCAAGCAAGCCTCGATTCCGATCTCGCGCAAGGCGTAGCGCAGGTTTCGGTCTACGCGACCGCGATCGAGCGCAAGACGACGCGCTATATGCAGGGCTGGCAACCGCGCGACTCGTTCGCGCCGACGATCACGCTCGCGAAGGCGGGCAGTGTCGTCACGGTCGGCGGCGCACTGCCCTCGCCATTCTCCGCGCAAAACCTCGCGGTGTTCGTCGGCAATTCGCCCTACTCCTACTCGGTGCAGCCGACCGACACGCTCGCGAGCATCGCCGCCGCGCTCGCCGCGGTCATTGCGCAGGACTATCCCGGCACGACAAGCTCGGGCGCGAACATCACTCTGCCCGCGAATGCAGCGCTCGGCGCGCTGCGAACGGGCGGAACCGGAACCGCGATCAAGGTCATCAAAAACCAAGACCGCATGTTTCAAATCACGCTTTGGTGCAGCACGCCGGCGCAACGCACGGCGCTCGTCAACGTGATCGACCCGAATCTCGCCGACCTCGTGTTTCTCGCGATGCCCGATGGCTTCAACGCGCGAATCATCTACGCGGACAGCCCGCAGCAGGACATCGGCGAGAAAGCGCGGCT